GTTTCATCGGGGTACAAAATTAGCATCATGGGACCAAGGTCAATATAATGATAAAATTTTTGAGTGTGGTCACTTTGAATGTATTGAACAGGGTTATGCAATTTCTTGCGCTCCTACCGGTGATGGTGCTTTTAGTAAGTACGCTGTTACGAACTGTACTGCCCCTTCCATGTTTAATACGAAATTTATGGTCCCCACATGTGTCCCAGATAAGGAGGATAAAACTTGCCGTGCTTTTTTAGCTGGGAAATGTCGTTACTTTAATCTTTGTGATCGACAACATCGGTGGGATTTGCTTCTGAGTGTGAATAAAGCTGCAAATTGGCGGATCTGCGAGTCAATCATGAATAAGCATGGTAGAGCGTATAGAGATTATAGGGGGTTATACTTGAAAAAACATGAAAAACTAGATGGGAAAATTGCCTGTATTGTGTGCAAGTGCACGGATTTAAAGTTGTGTGCATGTAAATGCAAATCTTGTGGGCGAGTTGTCTGCAACCCGTGTCCGCGTTGTGGAGCATGTTTTTGCCAGTGTGACGAGAGCAAGTATGGAGGTGTGGATGAGGCAAAGCAAATCGATCTGGAACACAAGCATGAAATTAAAATTGTTGAGAATCAAGCTGATGTTAAACTTATGATTGATGAGGAAGAACCGAATGGAGTTATCCAACCGAAGGTGGTTGAAGAACCGCCAAAGGAAGGTGATCCCGGAGGTTTAGATTTTAAAATGTTAGCTTTTGATTTTGATTCAATTAATGCTGGTTTTGGTGATTTAAACTTCGATCTCGAGTACCCCGCACTAGCGTTGCTCGAGAAAAAGCCAGGAAGTCTAGTGCAAAGTGTCCAAGATTACATATGTGGCACCGACGTGGTAAGTTTCAGAAGCCGTGTTATAGGTGCCAATTTTATGCCTTTGCCCATGGACATGCGCGTTGATTTTGCACGACGTGTTAAGATGGAACATAAAGATCCTATTTTAGTTACGGTGGTTATCACTGAGAACATTTTTCGTAAGATGTTTGGGTTTAAGTTTAATATGACAGATAACAAACCGTTAGAGATGAAGATTAGTTATGAAATTTATGTTCAAATGATGGGTTCCGGAGTTGATGCAGTTAGTCATACGTGTGGTACTTTGTTTAATGAACTGTTTAGAAGTACAAGACTCTCTGCTACAATTAATTTTAATCGTTATTGGGACCCTGATATTCTTGTTAATACTAGTGCAATCGCGTATAAACGTAAAATGTTTACAAAAAAGAGACTAGGGATACTGGATTTCCCCACCCCCCAAGTAACCGATTCAAAGACAAGTATGGATATCGAATCGGTGAGGTTGAGACACCAGAAGTGGCGCCCCATGGTTCGGATCTGCGGATTCAGAACATTGATGATAGCTTTGATCATTTTCGCTATCCTGTTTACACTTCTCTTGGGGTTGAGTATGAAGGGGCAAGTTTACCATGTGCCGACCCCTTATTCACTAAGAATATTGTGGCAGGCCTTATACATCGTGTAGGCCGCAAGGGGCCGCCAGTCAATAAGGTGTTCTTAGCACATTTTCGTAGTTTTGTTAAGAATTGGCTGGCTGAAAATTTAACACCCTTGGATGCGGATTGTGATGTTAGTGTTGAAACTTGGTTGAAAAATGCAAATTATCCAGAA